TTATCAAAAAGATCATATCTAATTTCTGTATCAAATAAATTAATGTCATTTGTTTTATAAAATGTCTCTAAATTTCCAAGTATATAAATAATGGCTGTTTTATTTGTATTATTACCAATAGAAGATAAATAACCTTTTTTAATATATGGACTTGGAGAAGTAGCTTTTTCAACTTTTACTGTTTTCCAAGTTCCAAAACACTCTGGAGGTGCTTGAGTAGTTGTTGTAGTCGTTGTTGTGGTTGTTGTCGTTGTTGTCGTAGTAGTTGTGGTGGTATTTAAACTAGTAGTTGTTGTAGTTGTATTAAAATTATTTTGTAATACATGCACATCGCAAGAACATGATTCTGTTAAAAATTCAAAATTTGGAATTGACTGAAATTTATTGAAAGTTGTAACAAATTTAGGTTCTATTATTGAAGTGTTATTTTTATTAGTTGGACTATTAAAACTTCTATACATAAAAGGAAATTTTTGATCATCAGTATTTCCAAAATAAACCGGAAGAGTTTGATAAAGCAAAACAGTTTCTATGCCGGTTTTTAATGGAACAGAAAAATTATTTGAAACAAGAGATATTTTAAAGTTATCTAATCCTAGATCACCAAGTTCTGTTAAATTAGGTTCAAAAAGTTTTATATATGGTATTTTTATAATATTTAAACATTCAACTGGAGAACCAAAAAAAAGCACATCATTTAACTGATCGGTTAAGCTTTTTCCGGCTTCGCCAGGTTCATAAAATTCATAACATTGTTTTCGCAAAACAATATACAAACTGTGCCAATCAGCATCAGATGCAACATATTCCAAATTACATTTATTATAATCGGTATCCAAAAGTATTTTATAATCTGTAGCGTTGTCATCGCCTTGCTCAAGAATAAATTTAGAAATACTTGGTGCAGTTCCTGATGGAAGACCGTTATTTTGTAATAAATATTTAAATGTATAAAATTCAAATGGTGTAGCTACAAAGAAATTTGAAACAAAGGTTGTGTTTCCATTTATAATTTCGGTAGTACGATTTTCATGAATAAAAATAGAACCTTTAATGTCATATTTATCTTCAAATATTTTTACAAAGTTATAAGTTATAAAACCAGAAGCATTTTGTGTTAAAGTTCTGCATTTTGTTTGTGCTTCTTCTATTTCTTCAGTATTGGATTTAAAACCAACAAATGTTCCTGTATTAACTAGTCCTAATGACGCAGAAGGATTTGATGTAGAAAAATAACCTGTTAAAAATTCATTGTTATTAAATAATTTACCAGATAATACACATTGACCATCCCAAGCACCTTCTACTTGTTCTTGTGACCATCCAAAAATATCTGTCTGAACACTCTTATTTGCAAAAAAGTTTGGTATAAAAACTGATTTAATTGAGTTGTATAAATTTGGATCGTATTGTGGAGCGGTTGCGATTATATGCGTTCCATCGGCATATGTATTAGAAGATGTTTTTCTACCACCTGATAAAACATAAAATCTTGAATTAGAAGATACTATATTACTGTAATAATCATTTATTTTTGAAGTATTTAAAGTAAATTTTGAATTAAAAGAACTAGGGGCAGCACTATCAGAATATAAATTAGATAAAAATCTATTTTGTATATATAACTGTCTTTCGTTCTGTGGAAAGATAGTATTTTTTAGATCATATTTATCTAATCGAACAAAGCCTATTGATGGAGGTCCAAAATAATTATTTTCTATAATACTAGAAAATGTTAAAATTATACCGTTTCCAAACTTGCCTACAATAATATCAAAATCCCAATTGAAATTTCTATTAGAATTGTCTTTATGAGGAATGTAATAACTAGATGTTTTAAAGTTATGTCTAGTGTCATAAGTTGAAGCATTGAGATGTAAATTAAATCTATAGTCATTTAATTTTAATACTGCTGAATTACTTGTATAGTTTAAATCTTCAGATGTTATAAATACCGCAAATTCATTATTTTGTGGTGGATTATTAGGTCTTACAGTTGTTGTTGTAGTGGTTGTAGTTGTAGTGGTCGTGGTAGTTGTGGTTGTAGCAGTCGTAGTCGTTGGTGCTGTCTTTACATTAATTGGTATATTATGAATAATGTCTTGCAATGAATTGAATATAGAACCGTTTTGCCTAAGTTTTATAGAAGTTTTTACTGTGTCTAGTAAATAAGATCTTAAAATATATCCTAATGTTAATTTAAATGATGGTATTGAAGACACGCCATTAGTTACATCTCTAGAACCAAACGAAAATGTTTCAACAAAATCATTTTGGCCATTATCTATTACTTGTATAATTATTCCAGTAACTGCATTAGAAGCAGACATATTAAAATTATTAGCAAGTACTCCATTTTCATCTAAAAAAGATATATAAATATTATTTGTATTAACAAATGTTTCATATGCTTCTAAACTTAATTGATCATGTTGTGTGCTTGAATTTGCGATTGTAGCTGGATTAGTCATACTAGCTACAATTTGAGAAGCGACAGAACCTGGTCTTAAAACAGTAACTGGTGACCAATCTGGATCACTATTAGATATTTGTGCTGCATTATCTAAAGTCAAAGTAAATGTTAAATATACTATAATATTAGCATTATTCGCAAAAATAGATGGATCTGTTCCTATCCATTCTAATCTTAAAGAATTAGCATCTATAGTATAAGTAGAATTTGTGGATATAGATTTAGAAAATGTTCCACCAGAAGAATTTTTAATTAAAAAATTATTATTAGAAGAAGTAACTGTTAATGTGCCTACTGCTTTTATTGGTGATAAAGGTAATCCAGAATTTGTAAAAGTTAATACTATATTTTCTGAAATAAGAGATTTTCCAGAAGAATCTAAACTAATAGATGTGGGAATTCCAGCTGTTACACGAAGAGTATCTGGGTATACAGCAGTAGGACTTAATGTCGTTGTGGTAGTTGTTGTAGTAGTCGGAGCGGAATTAATAGATTTAATAGGAATCCACTGTTGTGAGTTTGGATTCCAAAAAAATGTAGCATTGCTTGCTGTATTATACCAAAAAGCAGGTCTTTTTCTTTCAACTATTTTTGGTTCATTGGGCTGTCTATATACTAAAGAATCTCTAGAAGGATTAGAAATTCCTGGCAATTCGTTAGGATTAGGCATATGCGTTTCCTGAGAATGATACCCAATTAGAACCGTTATTATCAGTTATCCAAAAATATAATACAGAATTAGTAGTGTCATACCAAACAGCAAAAGAATTGCTTGGTGGATTTGACGGCCTACTAGGCTGTTGATAAAAGTTTACCACAGCTAGTCCTGGAGTTCCAGCAGATCCTTGATAACCTTGAAATCCTTGTGGGCCAGTTGGGCCAGTAGGACCATTTTGGCCAGCTTGACCGGTTGGACCAGTTGGACCAACAGGACCAGATGAACCATTAGATCCTGGAGTTCCTGGAGTTCCATTAGAACCATTAGCACCAAAAATATCACGCAAAGTAAAGGTTCTATTTTTTGAAGATTGTGTAGATTCAAGTATCAAAGTTGTAGAAGATTCATTTATAGGAATATCCCAAACAACTATGTTTTTAGTTCCTGCTAATGGGTCATTATTTTGAGTTGTAGCTACAGTAGAATTTGATCCTGTCGCTGTTCTAATAGCTAATAATTCTGGAGAAGATGTGAAATCAAAGAAGTATCTTTGACCCCTTATAATTGTGATCGGTTCTGTATTACCAAGACCTTGTATTTCAATTAATGAAGAATTATTTGTTACTGTATATAAAGTTCCGCCTCTATCTCCTTGATAACCTTGAAAACCTTGAAAACCTCTTGGGCCAGCAGAGCCAATTAAGCCTTGTCTTCCTTGAGAACCTTGTGACCCAGCACCACCTTGAAAACCTTGAAAACCTTGTGGACCAGTAGAACCATTAGATCCAGCATTACCTTGAAAACCTTGTGATCCTGTAGTTCCAACATTTCCTTGAAAACCTTGCGGACCAGTAGAACCAGAACTTCCAGATAAACCAGTAGAACCTTGAAAACCTTGTGGGCCTGTAGAACCAGATGTTCCAGTAGACCCCTGAAATCCTTGAGGACCAGTAGATCCATTTGTACCATTTGTTCCAGCAGATCCTTGGAAACCTTGACTTCCTTGGTTACCTTGAAAACCTTGATCTCCCTGAAAACCTCTAGATCCAGACGAGCCAACAAGTCCTTGTCTACCCTGAGATCCTTGCGGACCAGTTAAGCCAGTTAATCCTTGAAAACCCTGAAATCCTTGGGGTCCATTAGAACCACCGGTAGCACCAGCTTGTGCAACAGTAGCCCAATATAAAGGATTTAAATCTGGCTGTTTTGGAGAAGAACTAGTACTTGCAAGTATAGCTATATAACTAGTGCCACCATAATAAACTACATCGTTAAGAGAGTAATTAGTAGAAGATGACCAATCACCCTTCCAAGATATACCAGTATTACCTTGGATACCTTGAAAACCTTGAGATCCTTGAGGACCAGCAGCACCTTGAGAACCTTGGGAACCATTATTTCCAGCAGCACCTTGAGAACCTTGAGATCCTTGGGAACCATTATTTCCAGAAGCACCTTGAGAACCTTGAGATCCTTGAGGGCCAGAAGATCCAGCAGCACCTTGACTGCCTTGACTGCCTTGTGAACCATTACTACCGGCAGAACCTTGTGCACCTTGAGAACCAGTAACTCCTACTGGACCTTGAGATCCTTGAGAACCTTGTGATCCAGAAGAACCAGTAGATCCTTGAGATCCTTGTGGACCAGAAGAACCTTGAAAACCTTGAGAACCTTGAGTTCCGGCAGATCCTTGATTTCCTTGAGATCCAGTAGATCCTTGATCTCCTTGAGAGCCTTGAGAACCTTGATTACCAGTAGACCCTTGATTTCCTTGAGATCCTTGTGGTCCAGTAGAACCAGTAAAACCTTGATTGCCTTGACTACCAGAAGAACCTTGTAAACCTTGAGATCCAGTAGAACCCTGTGGTCCAATGACACCAACTACACCCTGAGAACCCTGAGAACCTTGAAAACCTTGAGTACCAGTAGATCCTTGAACACCTTGGACTCCGTTACCACCCTGCAAACCTTGCAAACCCTGAGAGCCTTGTGATCCTTGAGATCCTTGTAAACCTTGAACACCTTGATTGCCTTGAGGACCAGTATAATCGGTAACGGAAATAGATCTTATAATTGCAGGATTAGTTATTGATTGAACAACTATACCGCTAGAAGGAGCATCTAAAGGTATTTCATAAGTAATGATTTGACCTGTACTTCCAGAAGATTCATTATTATTAGAACTAGTTCCAGCAACATTAGTAGTTAAACCATCTCCATTTCTAATAGCTACAAAGTTAGATGTTAATGCGGAAAAATCGAAAAAGAATTTTTGTCCACGACAAACAGTTATTGGATCTGAATTGTTAGAAATGCCTTCAACGGCAAATTGATTACTTACTATAGAAAAAATAAATTTGGTTCCACCACTTATACCTTCAGAACCCTGATATCCTTGTAGACCTTGAGATCCAGCCGAGCCTTGACCTCCTTGACTACCTTGACGACCTTGACTTCCTTGAGAACCTTGTGATCCTTGTGAACCCTGCGTTCCTTGAGATCCTTGCGATCCCTGTGTTCCTTGTGATCCCTGAGATCCCTGACTACCTTGAACACCTTGCGAACCGGTATAACCTCTGTCTCCCTGAGAACCTTGTGATCCTTGAGAACCCTGAGATCCTTGCGAACCTTGTGAACCCTGAGAACCTTGATTACCTTGCGAACCTTGAGATCCAGAAGTTCCAGTTGATCCTTGGGAACCTTGTGATCCTTGAGATCCCTGAAAACCCTGACGACCTTGTGCTCCTTGTGCTCCTTGTGCACCAGTAGCACCGTCTCCAAAAGCTGCCCAATAAGTAGAAGCCGTTTCTGGATTTTGATTAGTAGATGACTGAATGGCTATATAAGTAGATGAATTATATTCAACTATATCGTTTGCAGTATATGATGCAGAAGAAGACCAAGTGCCCTTATAAAGAACACCTATAGAACCAGTATTAATTAACGGCATTTCTTATCCCTCTTTTGCAACAAATTCTTTTCCAGAAGATGCACATATTACACTAACAGCCCCATTTGGAATAAAACCACTTTCAAAACTTAATTGACCACCAGTAAGAACTGGGTATGAATTTGTATCTGTAGCAACACCATCTATATTTACATACATAACTGTATCGGACAAATTAACAAATAATAAATAATTTCTTTGTGGTCTTGCAGCAAAAACAGTTTGAGCCACATTGGCTTGAGTTATAGTTCCAGAGCCATCTGTTAAAGTACCAAAAGTTGAAGCGTCTACATAATTAATGCCAAAAGTTTCTTCTATGGCTGGTTGTGGTAAGTCTTGATATATTTTTGCACCACCAAGATAAGTTCCTCTATCAGTACTTTCAACTCCTGGTGGAGTTTGAATATAAGCACCGCCATAAACAAAATTTCCACTACCATCAATCCTATTTAAATCTGCCATTTCTCACCTCATCTAAAATATGAATTTCCACCTTGATTATTTGGATAGTATGTCTGATCACTGTAACCAGCAAATACTCTAAATGGTGCTATGATAGCTGCTCCAGCTATAACGCCACTTCTACCAGTTTGATAGTCTAATTTAGCTTCGTCATAAACGGCACACCAACCTTTTTCAATAAGTTTTAGTCTGCCGTCCATTGATCCACGCAAATCTATAGAAGAACTACCATCTCTAATAGCTATGCCTTGACGAACACTTGTTCTTGCTTCAGATCTTTCAATAATGCAAGCTGCTTTAAAACATACTAAATTTATAAAGTTTTCATCTCTAGATACATTACGAACAGTAGGATCTGGACTTATTGTTAGTCCTTGAATATCAACACTATAGTTTACAGGAAAGTCTATATCTGTAATAACAATTTGTGCAGCAACTGCTAATGTCTGAACTAATCTACCATCAGTATAATTTGGATTTGCTGAAAGATCATCTATCAAAACTCGCAGCAAAGTTGTCATTTCTGACTGCCACAACATAGATAACCTCAAGCAAAAGGAGTAATCTTTATCGTACCAACAAATAAAGTAGAAATATGGTTGTTAGGAAATAAAGCTCTTATTTCAAAAAACCATCTTCCATAACCCATTTGTTGTAATTGATTTTCAGTCAAAACTAACGAAAGTTCTGTTGGAGAAACAACCGTCATATTTACTGAAATATCTCTTACAATAAATATTACACCAGCATTAGTTATATATGTGCTTTCATCTAATGTAAAAGTATCTGTAATCGGAATGTAATTGGAATCTAATATTTTTTGCAAAAAAACATTTTTAATTATAGTTTTATTTAATAAATTTGCCATTTTAGTCGCCAAAAGGTGGAACAATTATCATATTTGCCACCAATAGCGTTAATACATGACCATTATATAAAGTGGCTTTAACTTCATAAGACCAACGACCAGCACCTATAATAGCAAGTTCAGCAGAAGAAAGTTCTAGTCTAAGAACAGTATCATTTATAATAGTGAAGTTTTTAGTAAATGTTTCTTTGCCAGCAATAATAAACTGAACAATAGCACCTGATAAAGTAGGCCATTGAGAAGATGTTAAATCTATAGACCTTCCTTCAGCAGCAAAATAATCATCTATTAATCTTAACTCTATTGGTTCTGTTATGTCTGCTGGAACAGGACTCTGTTGGGTTATAACAGAAACACCACCAGCACCAGCCCTAGTACTTACTTTGACATCTACATATTCTAATTCTTCTGGATTTATAGCTAAAAAACCAATTATTTCAGTTCCAGATTTAAACTTAACGCCACCTCTAAAGTTTTGTGGATAAGCTGAATATGTCCATAAATAATTACCATTTCCTATTTCAACAAAACCTATTGATATAGGTAATGTTATATCTGTTCCATTAGTATCTACTAAAGTGGCTGTTAAATTAGTCAAGCCAATATATCTTTTGCCTAAATCTAAAGATATAGAAGCTTGATAAGACATTAAACAACCTCATAATTTATTTTTTGTTCTGATTCACTTGAAATAGTAGAATCAGAATACACATGACCAAATACAATATATTCATTAAGCATTAAGCTTTCTGAAATTTGTACAATGCCACTGTTTGCTAAAATCTCAAAATTAACTTCTTGCTGGCTCATTTTCTTCCCTTATTTGTCTTTTTAAAGCTTGTATCTCTCTTGTATTTAAAAGAACTTGATTAAGAATTTCAAGGCTTTTATTCTGAGTATTTACTACAGTTTCTATTCCAGCTTCAAGTTTATCTAAAAACTCCAAATGCCTTTCCTGCATTGGTAAAATAACTTTTTCACCCAACCACATGCCTGATTTATATGCACACCATACAAAAAACACTAAAAATGAGAAAGAAACGCCAAATCTTTCAACTAACTGAATAAATTGGTCGCTCATTTGATTATCCTCTTAAGAAGTTGTGCAAATTTATATACACCATTATAGAATACCTTTATTTTTACCTATCTTATCAATTGCATATAAAAACATACCTACAGATTGAGCCACTTCTGGATCAGCAGCAGCTTCTGCATAAATATCATCTATATTTTTATACACCGTCAATTTCTTCTATACTTGTGGCATTTTCAACAGCTTTTCTTCTACTTGCAAACACACTTGACAGTTGTGCCCTAGCAGAACCATACTGTAATAATAATTGTACCATTTCGTTTATAGAAGTAAAACTTATAGCTGTATTATCTAAGGCTATAATTTGAGGTAGTGGCAAATTTAAAGCAGCAGCTTCTTTTGCAAGAGCGAATACGCCAGATATAAGAGCCACATCATTGGCTGATAAACCAAGACTAAATCCTTGATTAGAATTCCAACCTTGAGCAATGGCAGCTTCCCATTCCTCATCAATCTTGGCCAATTTTTCAAGTTTCTTTTCTTGTAGTGGCCATTCACTAATAACTTGTTGTGCAGCTTGTTTTTGCTGGTCTGTGGAAATATCTGGGTCTTTATAAACTATTCCTATAAGTCCATCTTCTTGAAAATAAACATTTTCAATAGGGCAAACTGCCATTACTTTTTCGTTCAAAATTTGCATATTGTTATTCATGTTTCACCTAGCACCACAAAACAATTCCACAATTCACTCCATACCAATTTGCTGTTGATGATGCGTTTTGAATAGGGGTTACATAATGGTAACCAATACTGCTGGTATATCCATGTGTTGAAATAGTTCTTACAACATATCCTGAGATTTGCGAATCAGTATAAGCTGTTCCAAAAAATGATGTTGTAGAATCCAATCCGAAACCAGCTTGAGCAGTTGATCCGGCAGCACCGGTTCCAACAGCCAATACCCCAGTTATTAAAACTGGAGACTCATTAAGTCCATTAATAAAATTAAGTCTGGTAACGCTTGCTCCACCATTCCATTCTCTACTTGCACCACTCCATGCAAAATTAAGTGAAAAAGCGGTAACAAAACCATGCCTTAAAATTCTGTTGTGATTGTTCCATAGGTAACGATTGGCAGCAGAATCTTCAGTTGTAGTTGCAGCAGTTGCCCTAAATGTTCCAAGATACCTTCTGCTTAAATCTGTTGTTTTTACATAAACACCATTTTGAAAAGATATTGCAGAACTTCTTGAAGAAGTAGTACCCCATGCTACTGGAGGGTCTAATGCTAATGTTCCAGAACTTAAATAACCAAATACATCATACAATGTTCCAGAAGATAATCCTGAAAGTGCTAATGTTTTTTCTGTGAAAGAACAATTTACCCAAGAAGAAGATGATGTGTTATATAAACTTATTTTATCACCATTATAAGGTGTGTAGTAGACATTAGATGCTGATGTGACATCAGAAGTTGTTACTGGTGTACCAGATGTTAATGTCAATCTTCCACCTGAAAATAATCCTTGTACTTCCCAACTAGGTGCTGCTGTTCCGTTAGAACGCAAGACCTGACCAGATGTTCCAGCAGCAAGAAATGAAGTCGCTCCTGAACCTGTGTTGTAGGGAATCTGTCCTGCACCACCGCCAAGCAAATTGGTAATTCCGTTTGTCCAGCTTAAGTTTCCGCTACCATCTGTTTTTAAAACATAGTTGTTGGTTCCAGCAGTAGTAGGCAATGTTAATGTGTAATTGGTGGCTATAGTTGCTGGAGATTGCATGGCAACATAATTGCTGCTATCAGCGTCTGCAAATCTTATGTCTGTCTGTGCATTTAGGTAAAGATTTCCGGTGGCATCAAAATAACTGTATACAGTAGTTCCTAGATAATCTCTGAACTCTAGTAATGGGTATGTCTGACCACTTGCACCAAAAATTCCAAAAACACCAAATGCAGCATTATTGCTGTAAAGAGCTAATTGATCATAAGCTGATGAGCCATATGAAAAGGAGGAAGTAGCTGTAAAACCAGCAGAACCATCATTGTATTGAATATCTCCAGTAGAGCCAGCAGCACTTGCACCAGCAGCACTAGTCCAAGATAATGTTCCTGCACCATTAGTTGATAAAACTTGTCCAGATGTTCCATCGGCTGTTGGATAAGATAATCCAGCAGCAACAAGAGTACCAATAGTAGCTTGTCCAGCTATTCCAGCACCACCAGCAACAATTAATGATCCAGTACCAGTAGTTGTACTAGCAGTAGTATCATTGATAGTAGTAGCACCAGTTGGACCGATAGAAAACAGAGTTGCTGTTGTACTATCTTTTAATATAACTAAATTTCCAGTTTGTGATGCAACAGCATTTATCGTTAAAGTATTGTCTGTTGTTACAGTTTCAGTAATCGTTAATCCACTTAAAGTTCCAACACTAGTTATAGAACTAGTATTCATCCAACTTGGTGCTGAAGTTCCATTGCTTTTTAAAATTTGACCACTTGTGCCAGCAGCAAGAAATGATGTAGCACCAGAGCCAGTATTATATGGAAGTTGTCCTGCACCACCGCCAGCAATATTTGTTGCAGATGTAGCATTACCGCTTAATGAAGCAGTTATAGTTCCAGCCGAAAAATTTCCCGAAGCATCTCTTTGTACTACATATGAAGCAGTATTTGTTGAACTGGAATTAATTCCTATTGTTCCAGTTGATGTAATAGTTCCACCAGTAATTGGCGAATTTGTGGCAATCGAAGTTACTGTTCCATTACCTGTACCAGCACCGATAGAAGTTCTAAATGTAGATGCAGACTCTGCTGTAACAGTATTGTCTGCATTAACTTTTAAAAATGTTACTGCTGAAGGATTTGTTAGCGTAAATAAATTACTTCCTACTGTTGTACCACCAAGACTAGTTCTTCCTGTAGCAGCTACTAAATTTGTTGAGCCACCATCCCATTGACGGCGTTCAGAATATGCGGAATCCCAGTTGGTCTGACTTGCCGAAGTTGGTAGTGCATAGCCAGTATCCATCGCAATAGCGATTGTTCCACTAGATGTAATCGGAGAATTTGTAACTTTCATTCCTGTTGGAACAGATACGCCAACAGATGTTACAGTTCCACCTGAAGATGGAGACGAGTTAGTAATTGTAAACGAAGGGTAAGTACCAGTAACCGATATGCCAGTTCCAGCAGTCAATGTTACAGTCTGATCTGGTGAACTATTGGTAATAGTGAAATTTGGATAAGTACCGGAAGTAGAAATTCCTGTTCCAGCAGTCAAAACAACAGTTTGATCTGGTGATGAATTAGTTATCACACCAGTCGTATTATTGTATGAAATACCAGTTCCAGCAGAAAGAGCGGACCTAGCCCTAGTATCTGTGTAATAAAGATTTGAGCCTTCACTTATACTAGATGTTGATCCAGCTACATTTTCCCAAACTTTAGAAGAACTATTGTATTGAATAATATCATTATCAGCTAAAGTTCCACTATTAATGCTGACATTATGTAATTCTTCTAACTCATAACCATTTTGTATATTTACTAATATAGAACCTTGATTAACACTTACATTTACTACAGTTCCAATAAATACAGCATGATCTGGAGCAGTTGGTTTAGTAGTAGTTAAACCACCAGCAGTAGTTGGCGATAACCACAATGTATTTCCAGCAGAAAAGCTAGAAGTGTTTACATTTTCTAAAAGTCCTTGAGCTACAACAAAACCATCAGCATTATGATTTATTGTTTCTGCAACAAGGGCATATGTTTTACTAGAATCAGTCTCTGTATTTGCTTGTGCTAATGCTACTGTTGGTGTGCTACCACTTGCACCGTTTACATAAACAACTTGTTTTGGACTTAATGTAGATCCAGTAGAATTTTTAACTTTAGTTCTAAAATTTAATACTTCTTTAAATTCTAATTCACCAAAACCATCTGTGCTTAAAAACTGTCCACCTATTCCATCAGAAGGTGGTAATGTCCAAATTGTGTTTGCAGAAATTGAATCAGGAGCTTTAAATCCAACATAATTACTTCCATTAGCCACCAACTCTAAAAAACGAAGTTCGCTAGTATTTCCAGCAGAAGAACCATATGGGGCGATGCTTATTTGACCAGAGCTATATGTGAATTCAGCAGTTCCATCAAATGATCCTGCGTTATTATATTGTAATTCTCCAGAACTTCCTCCTGGCGTAACAGTAGCTGGATCGCCTTGAAACCCTTGGTTACCCTGATCACCTTGGAAACCCTGATTACCTTGGTCACCTTGGAACCCTTGGAACCCTTGGTCACCTTGGAAACCCTGATCACCTTGATCACCTTGGAACCCTTGGTTACCCTGATCACCTTGGAAACCCTGATTACCTTGGTCACCTTGGAACCCTTGGAACCCTTGGTCACCTTGGAATCCTTGGTTACCTTGGTCACCTTGGTTACCCTGATCGCCTTGAAACCCTTGGTTACCCTGATAACCTTGGAACCCTTGGTTACCTTGGTCACCTTGGAAACCCTGATTACCTTGGTCACCTTGGAAACCTTGATTACCTTGGTCACCTTGAAACCCTTGGTTACCCTGATCACCTTGGAATCCTTGGTTACCTTGGTCACCTTGGTCACCTTGGAAACCTTGACTACCTTGGTTACCTTGTAATCCTTGATTGCCTTGGAAACCTTGGTTACCAGTATCGCCTTTATCACCAGTTCTAGCGAAAGTTAATAAAACTTCATCTTGATCAGAAAAAGAACCACTACCAGAAAGATAAGAAACATCTATATCAAAATAACTTGGACTAGAATCAGATAAAGAATTTATTGCGTATATAGCAAAAACATTTGGTGAAAACTTTTTAGATATCTTTACATGACCTTTAATAGTACTTGTTGAATCATCTATTGTATTTAAATAGATAGACAAATCTATATTTGCATTGTTTGGATTATCATCAATTAATAAATGTGTTGCAGAAGAAATATCAGAATTATTAAATCTTATATAATTATCGCCTGGATCGCTTATAGATGTATTTAATCCATCAAATTTATACTCAACAGTTACACCGCCGAAATTTCCATCATTACCTTGTGAGCCTTGCGATCCTTGAATTCCTTGTAAACCTTGTAATCCCTGATTACCCTGTAAGCCTTGAGTGCCTTGATAACCTTGAGATCCACGATCAACAATCATATCCCAAAAATATTCTTCTGGTGCATTTCCAGCAGAACCAATCGTAATCATCATTACCCATAATTGGCCGTTATAGGAAACTGCATCTCCAGCATTATAAACTATGCCACTATTATAAGTACCAACATAATTAAATGGTTGTGATCCTTGATAACCTTGATTGCCTTGGTAACCTTGAAAACCTTGATCACCCTGAAAACCTTGTTCGCCTTGATAGCCTTGAAACCCTTGGTTACCTTGATCACCCTTGCTTAATACTAAATCCCAATTGCCTGGATAAGCAGGAGGAATGTATCCTGCTGCACCAATGTAATTACTCATTACATAAAGAGAACCATCATAAGTTACTGCTTGACCAACAGAATATGTGACTCCATTATTATAAGCACCAAGATAATTAAAAGGTTGAGAACCTTGATCGCCTTGGAACCCTTGGTTACCCTGATCACCTTGGAACCCTTGATTACCTTGGTCACCTTGAAAACCTTGGTTACCCTGATCACCTTGGAACCCTTGATTACCTTGGTCACCTTGAGAACCTTGGTTACCCTGATCACCTTGGAACCCTTGGTTGCCTTGGTCACCTTGAGAACCTTGGTTACCTTGATCACCTTGGAACCCTTGATTACCTTGGTTACCTTGGAACCCTTGGTTGCCTTGGTTACCTTGAAAACCTTGTCTACCTTGAAAACCTTGGAACCCTTGGTTGCCTTGGTTACCTTGAAAACCTTGTCTACCTTGAAAACCTTGAAAACCCTGTATACCTTGAAAACCCTGCGGTCCTTGATTACCAGCATTATTTGGTTCAAAAATAGTATGTATAATTCCATTACTGTCTAAAACAAAACCTTTCTTATCTACAACATTTATAGCAAATTCATTTATTTGCATATCGCCAGAATTTGGTATAGATCCAGCTATGTAAGATCTTTTTGGTTTTATTGCTATATAAGGATCTTGTGTTGTATGCGTAGGTGCTACTGTTGTAGTAGTAGTCGTTGTAGTTGTGGTTGTGGTCGTAGTAGTTGTAGTTGTAGTAGATTGATTATATGCAGTTATTGATACATTAAAATTAACATTACTAATCCAAGAACTTGAATAAAAATCAAAATAAAAAGTAGATCCAGTAGGAACAACAAAACTTTCATTAAAACTTAAATTTATTGGATATACATATGGTTCTGGAGGTTGACTAAAATTTGTATATGTACTATCTGAAATTGGATAATTAAAACTACCTTTATAAACTAAACCACTACCAGATATATTTAATGTTACGAATGGTGGATATGCATCTCCTGTTTCTGGATCATAAGAAAGTATCTCTATAGTTACATTTGAAGATGGCGTTATTGGAGGTTCAAGTGGAGAATGAATTGGACCTGGTCCAGATGGAGAAAGAACCATAGAAAATGAATCAGAACTAGCATATGGCCAATCTGTACTTGGACCACCAATAGAACTAAATGATGTTTGATAATTTAAATAAGATCTAAACTTAACAACAGATTGTTGAGGTGATTGCGTTGTAGTTGTGGTTGTTGTAGTAGGATTTGGATTGATATAGCAATCAAGTTTTGCAAATTGATCACCGCTAAATGTAATTAATTCAGTTATTATATATGTTCCACTTATATCTCCAAAACCACCACTTAAAATAATAAAATCATTAAATGATAATATATCTCCAACTTGTAAATCATAAGTAGTCCATGTAGAACCATTAAAAAAATTAATTGCCGGACCAACACCAACCATACTAGCTGTCAAAAGTTGATAAGGGCCACCAGTAAAATAAAATCCGTTATTTGAAGTTATTGAAGCTCCACTAGGGGTATTACTAGCAGAAGAGCTTGAAACATCTATGCTCCAATTGGCAAAACAATCTCCTGAGTTATCTGGAACAAAATAAAAACTACCACTAGAACCCACTTCAATTCCATTAGCAATAATTGAAATTTGTGATCCAGCATCAATATATATAGGAAAAGAAAAAGAAAAAACATGAGGAAGCATTGAAGCTGTTTCATTAATATAATCTATAGTTCCATTAGGACCATAGACTCTTAATATTAAAGAAGCACCAGTAAATTGAGCAAAAGCTGAGTATTGGGCTAATAAATAACCAGACTCTGATGCATTAAAAGAAAATACAAAATAACCTGGATTTGGTTGATTGTTTGCCTGATAAACTAAATATGGATCTTGATATGTTCCAGAGCCTGTATATGTAGCATTTATTATAGATTGATCGATTGTAAATGACACTACCAAGTTCCTCCATCTACATCAACCCAAACAAGTTGATTAGAACTATTGTATGTTAATATTTGTCCGGTAGATCCACCAGATGGAAAACTTGCTTCACTGCCTTGAAATCCTTGATCTCCTTGATAACCCTGATCACCTTGATAACCCTGTTCTCCTTGATAACCCTGATAACCTTGTTCTCCTTGGTATCCCTGAAACCCTTGTGAGCCAGCAGTAAGAATTATATCTTCTTTTGCCCAATGATTTATAGAATTTGGATCATATCTATATACCCATAAAATTAATGGATCTGTGTCATCTGGAGCAAATGCCCATTGATAAACTTCTGGAGGACCACTCGGATAAGTTGTTAAAAGATGAGTTTCGTTTTCAAAAGTTCCTATAAATTCTGAATAATGACCATCAATACCTTGATAACCTTGAGAGCCTTGATAACCTTGTGTTCCTTGAAATCCTTGATTACCTTGAAGACCTTGATTACCCTGTAAACCTTGATTTCCCTGCAATCCTTGATTACCTTGAAGTCCTTGGTTGCCTTGATTACCTTGATGACCTTGAAAACCAATAGAGCCAACAAGACCTTGTCTACCTTGACTGCCTTGAAGACCTTGATATCCTTGTAAGCCCTGATAACCTTGTGGTCCACGAATCGGGCCAACATTATCCCAATAAACAGGGCTAGTGCCTGTGTATACAACTCCGTCTCCAATAGCAGCAGTTCCATTGTCTGGATTAGGACAAGATTGACTAGCAGATCCTTGTGCTGTAGATGTAAGTAACCACATATCTCCAATAGTGGCAGTTCCAGTTTGATTATTGAAAATATTTTGCCAAGTATCAGAACCTTTTATTTCAACTCCAGCACCTGTTTGTCCTTGATTGCCTTGACTTCCTTGATAACCTTGTAAACCTTGACTACCTTGATTACCTTGCAAACCTTGATTGCCCTGTAATCCTTGATTACCTTGAAAACCTTGATTACCCTGAAAGCCTTGACTACCTTGAAGTCCTTGATTTCCCTGAAGTCCTTGATTACCTTGAAGACCTTGATTTCCTTGAAATCCTTGTAAACCTTGATTACCTTGAAGACCTTGAAAACCTTGACGACCCTGAAGACCTTGTAAACCTTGATTTCCTTGTAAGCCTTGATGACCTTGTGTTCCTTGATTACCAATATCACCAACAAGGAGTAAAGATATTGTAATTTGTTGGTTGTTACTTAGTGAAAACCCAGAAGATGTATTAACATGTTCTATGTTAAACGAAGCATAAGTACTATTAACTGTATTTGAAGATGTTATTTTAAAAATAGAAAATTTAGAATTATCATTAATTGGTTGAATAACTATATATGATTTTACAAAATTAGTAGAATCATCTAATAAAGAATAAATAGAACTAATATTATTAGAATTTATATCTAGACCACTAAATAAGGCTATTGTCGCAAGAGAAAAATTAGAGTTATTTAATCTAAACTGTTCTGGAGTTGGAACACCAGATGTTAATGTACTAAATAAATAATTTATATGTAATGAACTAACGCCTTGATAGCCTTGAGATCCAACTTGTCCAGTTATATTAACATCCCAAACATTACTACTTCCAGTGCCAACTACATAATCCACATCAACAACTATGCTCGATGTGTTTGGATCAGTAGATAATATAAGACCTTCTAAAAAATGAGATGTATTATTATTATCTACTATCCTTACTCTAATACCAGCCCTAATAGCATCTATAGATAATACAGAAAGAGTTTTTAGTCCAATAGTTTTGGATATAGTTGATAAAGATGATGTAGCACCGAAAGAAATGCCTATTGAACCTTGATCACCTTGAAAACCAATAAAACCTTGGTTTCCTTGATTACCTTGATTACCTTGATTTCCTTGATTGCCTTGTGAACCCTGAATACCTTGAAGACCTTGAGAACCAGTAACAACTCCTGGAATAAAGTTAGTGCCATCAAATTTAATGACATTTCCAGAAGAAGGAACACCTACAAAATCGTCTTGATCTTGTATTCTTGATGGTCTTTTGCTGAAATGCATTTTTTATTCCAAAAATTTTGGTGTTATTCCATTTATACAACCGTCTATATAGAATACACCACAAAAAGCAGCTATTTGTTTTGCTGTAGATTCAGTATTTTGCATTAAGTCTGAGTAATTAACTATTAATTTTCTGCCTGAAAAATTATTAAAAATATTTTCAGCTGTATTATACTGTTTTTCTATAGTATCTGGAAAAGCTTGATCGCCCATAAGCATAGAATATTCAATATTGGCTTTGTTTATATTTCTTTTTGCCCATATTATACTAGTTTGTATTGAAGTTTCTGATATGAACTTATTCCATGCATCTTTTTTTAGAAATTCAAATGATCTTGTTCCAATTTTTCCTTGTTGAACTGTTTTTAGTTTTAAATCCCAGTAATTTTTTGGATTTGTATAAATATATCTTGTGTACTTATCATTGAAACTTCCTGTTGGATACCAGTCTGGATTATCATTTGCATTCTCTCTTTCTCCCATATTTATGCCAAGAGAGTTTAATATTTTGGCTATAACGCTAGTTCCAGATCTATAAGAACCAATTATAATTGTGCAATCTTTCATTCTAAATCCTCGTTTCGTTCTTTGAAATAATTCTCAATTGATTTTAAAAAGTCTTTATTGTCGCCTACATATCTATACAAACCTTGATCGTTAACTAAGTCTTTAGAAACATTAAAATTAGTATCTTTTAAAATTTTTTGTCTTTCTATATATTTTCTATTAACTTTATCGCCATGATTTAAATGAAAAATAGGTTGATCTATATAATCAAAATTTATTTCTACATTAGATTTGTTATTTAGTATATCTTTTAAAAAACAAATAACGCTATCTTGTTTTCTTTTTATAAAAGGTATTTCTATGTCTAGGCTTAAATTAAGCCATTTAAAAAGATTAATAGTGTCTCCGCCACCTATAATGCATTTATCATATAATGGATTATTCAAAAGTGTTTCTTTCTTTGTAATCCATGCCATTCCTGGGTTACCAAAAGTATAATCACTTGAATTAAAAGTTTTAATGTAATTTTCTTTTCCGTCTGATTTAATTATTTGCGATGAAACACTCGGAGTGCTATGACTATAAAAGCCATGATTTCTATAATGATTTTTTGGTAAATAATAAACATCAGAAAATGGTTGTATAAATAAATTTTCTTTTTGATCCAATTTATTTTTTGCTTCTTGCACCCAATTATCATCACTAAATAAAACATCACCATCAATAAAAGCTATATACTTAATAGAATCTGGCATTTTTTCGGCTAGATAATTTATAACTCTTTCCTTTTGCCAAAGTAATTGATCTGACTTTAAAGCAAAAAGACCTTGCATATTTAAGTCAAAACTATTATTTGTAGAAATTTCTATAGGAACAATTACACATTCATATTTAAGCATATGATTATAACAAACATTAAAATTTCTAAATAAAGATATTCTTTTAAAATGATTCCAATAATACATTATTATTGCAGTATCTAAATTTTTCATGCTTTTACCTTAATTTCTTGTGAATAAGGAATAAGTTGCATTTGATTTAATTCAGCTTCTTTTGAAGCTATGGATTGACCAAAAAATACTGTGTTTGGAAAATAAGCTAAATATTTTGTAAACATAAGTTTATCTATATCATCGTATGATGAATAAACAAAACAATAAGATTCATCTTCTGGATTAAATTTTTCTGGATCTACAAACTCAACTCTTTTTTCTAATCCAAATCTTTCTAACCAAATTTTTGTGCCAATAAAATTTATTTTAGTTTTAATTGGAAAAGCTATAATTTTACAAGCCGATTGTGCCAAGACAATAAGTTCTGCTGGAGATGAACCTACATAAACAACTTTTTTTTGATCAGCTAATTGATAAAGTTTTAAATAATCATCGGCTATAAAAGATTGATCTATTCCGTCTGGAAGAATTAAAGGAAAATCAAGTTCATCAAAATCAATTTTTTTATTATCAAAAAGTAAATTTAACTTAGGCCAAAAACAAACTAGGCTATAATAACGCATAAAAGAATTTATGCTTTCTGTTATACTATTTTTTACTTCAAAATTTTTATATAGATCTTTTATGTATCTAGATGAAAATAAAAATGGACCAAATGTATTTTTTTCTAAAAAATTTGTAATGTTATAGTCAGGGCTTCTAGATTGAAAAATTGGTCCTACATAAAGTTTTAAAATTGCTACATCTATTTGATATCTAATTAATGGTTTCCATGTAGACAGATTATTATAAAAAAATTTAGAAAGTTTTTGTTTTCCGTCTAAAAATAAAAAATATTCATAAGAGTCTAAAGATGAAGCTTCATATAAGAAACTTTCAAACAAATCTCTTCTGTTTTTTCCATTTATATATACTACTTTTCCGCCAAAGTCAGTTTCTTCTAAATTGCTTTTGTTTCTTGCGTTGTCAAAAACTACCAAATTGCTAAATGGTTTTGTTCCAACTTTTATTTCTGATACTCTAGGACTGCATATTTCCATAGTATATCCTCCTACTAATATATTATATAAAAAATCCATCAATGCAACAAAAAAGGGCAGAGCTTTCGCTCCACCCTTTATTGATTTTTATATTGGAAGCTTTATTAGAAAGCACCCAAAAGAACACGACGATTATCGAGAACTGCAAAGCCATGTTCGCCGAAACCGTACATGCCCATTCTACGCTGACGATGGAAAGTAGGATCTTCAAAGATCTCAATTTCCTGACGAACAGGCATTACAAAGCTGTCACGCTTCTCAAGGTCAAGACCAACAACCAACTCGCTCTTGCCAGACAAAGATCCAGACAAGGTAGAGGTATAGTACAGCTGGTATTCCTGACCAACGCCAAGTTCATCGATCTCATGGAGATTTACGCCAAAGATCTGTGCCAAACCATTTTCTGGAGATACAAAGATCTCACGGCGGGTAAAGTCGTCAACCTCATCAATATCCCAAGTGCGAATGTCTTCCATCGCCTCTGGAGATACATAAAGGTCAGTCAACTTACCACGATTAATCGAGGTGCTGTTACCACCAGCATTTCTACGCATTACGGTCTTCATCAAGGCAATAAGCCTCTTGCTGAAGTATCCAGAGGTAGCAACGCTGTCAGTTACAAGCAAGTTGCGACCCTTACCAGCAGCAATGATAACATGCCAGCCATCATTGTTATTCTTGCGGGTAAAAGAAGCTTCGAGAACTTGCATTGCACGACCTACGATATCCCAACGAGCATCACGAAGATACTTGAGGGAGAAGTCGATGGAAGCACCAACTTCATAAGTCTGAACAGTCAAATAATCGCCTTCTACATGGCGTTCAGGAATACGACCCTGTGAAGGAATAGTATAAGCGATGAAATCCTTCTCAGAACCAGGAGCCAAGAAATCCAATGGGAATTCTACGGAAGTACCTGGTTGGAAAACAACCTGTTCAAAGATGTTTCCAAGAATATCGCCCTTCAAAACGCCCTGACGCAAAGGAAGAGTAAGAGCCTTTGCAAGTTCTTTCTGAGCAGCTACAGCAACTTCATAATTGTTGCTACCAGCCTGTTCAGCAAGTTTTACCATTTCTGGAGTTGGAGTCTTCATAATTCTATTATCTCCTCTCTAATTATACGATTGGAAGGTCAATGAATACTTTTGCATACCCATCTGCGTCAACTCCGCCGAGGAACTGACCGACCTTTGGAGTACCAGAGGTCTGGGTATCGGTAAGATTACCGTTAGAAGTAAGATAAGCTGAGTCACCAGCTGCTGGTGAAACACCAGAAGCAATTTTATTGGTAACAACCCAACCTTTTGTGAGAAGAGGGAGCTTTTCACCAAGAAGCTGCTCATCTTTGTGCCAATTTCTATGCTGACGAGTAATGTCAATAGAAACCATATCGGCCAAAGAAAGACCAGCTGGAACAAGGCCGGAAGGATTAGAAGCCCTAGTTACAGTAGCTACATCATCGTTCAACGCACCGGAACCGGAAACGCTGAAAACGAGTACTTCGCCCTTTTCGATAGCAATATTGCAGATATTGCTAATATCAGTTACAACAATGTTACGATCTGGTTTAAGAGCCATGAGAGTTTTTCTCCTTATTCTTCGTTCTTGCCAAGGTTTTCAATTTCAACACCAAGATATGAAGCAATCTGAGAAGCTACAGTCTGAATTGGATCTACATTATTAAGAGCAGGAGCGTTTAAAGCTACCTCTTCCTTAACTTCTGCATTTTCCAAAACTTCTTCGGTAGCAACTACTTCTGCCTTGTCTTCTTCAGCCATAGCTGCTTTTGGACAGGAGCAAGTTTCTTCTTTCTCATTCATGTCTTCTTTAGGCATCATTTCTGCTGCCTTCTTCAACATCATGAGTTCTTCATTCATCTTCTTGGCAGCTGCTTCATACTCTGCCATTTTCTTAGAAAGATAATCACTCTGTTTGGCAACAACGCCAGCAAATGACTCATCTTCAAGGTTGTTAGTAAGAGCGACAATCTCTTCTGCTTCGGTCTTGGACATGCCAAGCTTTTCTGCAACAAGAGAAATTCGATCACTCTTCTTCTTTTCATCTTTCATCTTCTGCAACTCTTCGGTAGCTTTAGCAAGCTCCTGCTGCATAAGATTGGCCTTGGCAACAGCTTCAGAAAGTTCAGATTCAAGTTTTACTGTATTTTCAACAGCTACTTCAACCTTCTTTTCCATCTCAGTTGCCTCAACCTTTTCGACAATCTGTTCAGACATTGAAATATTCTCCTTAACTTCTGGAGTCTCAAGACTTTCATACCCCAAATCGATAGTTTTTGCTTCGGTTTGGAGTATCACGCTTTCGGGGTTAGCCGGTTTTCGCACAAGTCCTTTTCCAGAAAATATAATATTTCGTAAAACACGACCTATCTTCTGGTTACCGTAAACACCAGTACCGCCATACGCCCTTAAATATTTAGTTAAGAATGAAGTGGCTTCATTTCTAGCTATAATTCTAGTTCTTGCTCCATCAGTAACCGCATAATCAAAATTGCTAAACAAAGCTTCCATGGAAACAAACCAGCCACCTTTCGGTATTTCATTAACTATATTTTGTATTTGTAATTTTTTTTCTGGATTTTCCCATTCTTTATAAATTACAGCAGAAGTAACAATGTTGTAATCTTCAGGTGCAGATTCAGCATTAATCGGCAATCCATTTTCATCTGCTGGATAACAACCAGTAATATGACCAATGATAATATCTTGATTGTGTTCTAAATTAAACGGTTTGTCTTCTGGGGTATTTCTAGCAGTCCACATTTCTTGAGAATCAAAAACATCATCGTTTTTATTCCAGCCAGTACTAACCAAAATAGACTTTAAATAATATAAGTCTTCTTGGTTTTTGTTTTCTGCTTTTGCTATTTCAGCTACTGTTCTATTAGATTTGTTTTTAACAAACTCTTGTTCTTGTGCAGAAGATACAGAAGCCACCATATCAAAAGCAATAGAATTACTTGCTTTAACAAGTTCAGAAACACCGTCTTCAATTTCTGTTTTATATGCTTCAATCATGGTTCACCTCTTTTAAAAATTACACCAAACCAATTAAGTATTCTTTTATACCAAGGTATATAACCATTTATATATAAATATGTTGTGTCATTACAGTACTGAGGTTTGTCTTCAAATTCCGGTAAATACTCAGTTGTATTTTTACTTTCAAATAAAATATTATCTGAATATTTATTAACTTTTATTTTATTTTTTATATCATAACTTAATGACTTTGGCCAAGCAGATTCTAATACATCTCTATGATTATTGCTTAATACTGGTGGCCAAGAGTGTTTATTATTTGTTATTGCAAAAACAGCTGTTTTCCAAGCTTCTAAATAGTCATTATTCCATTTAAATACAGATGCTAAAAAACCATCATTAATTTGTTTTTCAAAAATTTTATAAGCAACTGGACTAACCCTTGTATCTGTAGCATGAACAATGATAAAGCAACTATCTCCGTGTTCTTGAAAAATAATAGGAAAAGCTTTTCTAAAATTTATACTCTCATAAAAACTGGTATTTCCTACTTTGTCCAAAGTTTCTCTGTAAATAATATCATGAATCAATTTCCTTTTTTTTAAATCGTCTAAAATCCATTTTTTAGAAATTTCTGGATCAGCCCACAAAATATAAATAATGGGGCTGTGTTTAAAGAAAATTCTACATCTATAGATATGCTGAACATTATCTATTAGTTCGTGATATCTACGATGCAGAGTTATCAATATTATCGGTCTTTTGTAAGCCGATTGTGTGCATTGCATATACAGAAGCTTGTATCTTTCTTGTTACTTCTGATGTTGGTAAATTTCCAGTTTTTTCTAAGTATTTAGCCATGCAAGTCTTAAAGAAATCTTCTACTTCAAAAGGTATTTCTATTTTTTCTTTTAATGAATTATGAACAAAAGCTTTTGTTACTTTTTGATCTGGTTCAACTCTGCAAAGCAAAGCAAACTTTATATGTTCAAATTCATTTATTTGAGCAACAGAAAGATCCCTAAGAGTTTTCTTGTTAACACTTTTTAAATATGCGGGCTGTACAATTTCAGCTATAGTTTTTTGGGTTTGCTCTGCCCAATTAAGTCTATCTACAAAATCTGATGCCATGGCTGGTTTAATAGTTCTTCTCTTCCTTGGTAGCGTATCTGTCTTTCCTTGAGGTCTGCCTTGTCCAGATTCGCCCTTTGGTTGCTCTTCTGTATTTTTAGTTGGACTTGTTTGTATAGATAAACTTGCATTTGGATCTTTTATTCCAAAATATTCTGGAGATAACATACCTAATTGAGCAAATAACTTTTCAACACTTTCTTTGTGCTGTGGACTATGGAATGGTGAAGCTTTAGGAGGAAGCATATCTTGTTTTCTATAATCTCGTTCTCTGCGTAATCTAACGCTTTCTATTTCTGGTATAAGATTAAATCTTTCCTGAACAGCTTCTTCGCTAATAATATCTCTATCTGCAAGTTCTATTAACAATCTCTTTTCAGCAGCTTCGTCGGATAAAGTTTGATGATCAAAGACTATTTGGGCTGGTAATTTAAACCCCATAGCCATTTGAACAAGTTTAATTTCTCTTTCCCAAAATTCAGTTACAACATCTCTGCCGTACTGAAGTCTTTCAATTAAAGTTCTCAAACTAATGTAGTTATTTGAAAATCCAGAACCTACTGGCAATCCTGTTAATGAAGGAGGAATACCAAGTCCTGCATAAATAGAGTTTAAGATAGGTTTATATTTTTCTTCGCCTAAGAAATTTACTAAATCTGTTTTTGTTTCAACAACATCTATTTCTGGACCCCAAATAAGATCCATGCTGCCACCACCAACATTGTTCATAAGCATATCAGCAAGTCTGCTTATAGCTTCCTCAGTTGGTAAAATACGATGTTCTAACGAACCCAACTTCCAAAGTCTAATGTGACTGATAGCACCGTCTAATGCTGCTAAATCAGCAAGCTTCATTTTTTCTAACATTTGCAAATCTTTTAGCAAAGCATATAACATCGGCTTTGCCCAAACTTGCCAGTCATCTCTTTTATAATAGAGGGCAACCGTTTTATTAACATCTAGTGGCATTAAAAAACCGCCACGAACAGCATAATCATCCATTTGAGTTGGCAATGATTTTATAATTTCTTTTTCAATATCAGACTTGGGATTTTTTAACTTCCTTGAAAAATTTTCTGTAACCCTAATGCCAAAACGAAAAGCTCTTGGTCCAATAAATGGGGCAATTTCTTCGCCGTATACCTCAATAGAGGTTGGATTATAAATTGTATATTCCCAAGGTACTTCTGATTGTTTGGGTTTTTTAATAAAATTCTTTTTGGTTTCAGCTGCCATTCCTTTTTGAATAATATCTATTTCTTCTGGTTTTAAAATTGCTGTTGCTCTTTTAATAATTACATTTCCAGCACGATAAAGTAAATTAAGTATTCTTTCTGTTCTTTCGTTACCACGAATTTTTTTAAACCACTCTTTATAAAACTTTTCAATCTTTGGGTTTGGATGTACTAAATCTACTCCTTGACAAGCAAACTCACTCATCATATCTATGGTATTACGAACTATACCTATACGCTCATACGCTTGCATAC